TAATCAACAACAGGAGAAGCAAGTGAAACACATACCGCACTTTAAAGTAAATAACAACGTAACACGTGCAACATTCGATTACGTTAAGAACAACCCGCACAAATCATGCAAGACCGTCTGCGCGGCCTTGGAGAAGGAGGGGTACAAGCCAGCATCTGTCGGCTCATTGCTCGCGCAGTTTGTTAAGAATGGGTTGTGCATGAGGGATGCGAATGGTAACTACACGACGATAGTCAACGAGTACACGCCCATAAAGATACGCAAGCAAATCAAAGCGGCGCAGGTCATACAGAAAGCCAAAGCTACACGAGGCGAGGGCATTGCCGCGCTCAGTCCGCAGTCTACGGTGAAGCTAGTGTGGGATGCAGACACAGTCATTAACAACATCGGCTTGAAGCAGGCACACGCCTTGTATAAAGAGCTTGGCAAATATTTTGGAGGTTGATATGTGGGATGTCCTTGTAACTTTTATGTTAATGCTGTTCGGTGCGTTCACTGTGGTTGTCTTCGGTGCTATCTTGATATGGACGTTGTACTTAATACAGAATGGAGTTGATGATGAGTGATAAACAAGTAAAAATAACTGAGAAGACTAGCGCAGGGTTATGCGATGCGCTGTTTGATGAATTTGATATGCTACGCAACGGCTTGAGCGATGCACATAGAGCATCCGCTGTTGCTAAATTAGCTGTTCAGATTATTAACACAAAGAAGCTTGAGATTGAAGCCGCTGCTTTCCACAAGGCAGGATTGCGCTTCGTTCCTCTTGCTTTAACTGCCAACGGCATACCCATCGGGAAAGAAGAAAATGCTGAAGCAAGCGTTTGAGTTCATGCAAGAAACCGATAGACCCCATGTACACGGCGAAGCTCGAGCAAAGATACTGTCCTTGCTCAAAGAGATTGATGCCGTGTACAAACAGCACGTACGCAAACCGACAGGCATGGTGTGCGACATATGCGGCAAGGGAGACACTGATGACATCCACAAAGTCAAGGATGTTGTCAACGGGTATGAACACCGAGAGAGTATGTCACCCCGCCTGTGCTACGGCCATTCTTGTGGCTGGAACACTTCATATACAAAGCTTGAGTACAACAGGCGAGGCAAGCTGCTTGGTTTGAATCGCAAGATATTTACTGACAGGATTGAGTTGCAAAGAACTTTGTTTGAAGAGCCTGTGCTGTTAGATGAGGAGATTGATTTGCACTTCGCACAGTACCTTGCCAAACAGTTACAGAAAACACTAAAGGAGCACACATGACTGAATCAAGATACCTAGACCCCGAGGACGAAGCGTTCAACGAGATTGAGCGCAGAAGTGTGGCTAAGAAGGATGCGGTTAAAGCACAGTTGGATAAACCACAGCGCACATGGGTAGGGCTGACGGATGAGGAAATTTGGACTGTTTTGCAATTTAGAGGGTACAACACAGACACTATTGAAATTGCCAGAGCCATTGAAGCCAAACTCAAGGAGAAGAACACATGACACAAGATGAAATCATTAATGCAGCAAGTAAGTTGGGGCTGTCGTCCATGTACGATGCCTCGCGTGACACGTACTCAAACTGGGGGGACAAAGTTCTAGCCTTTGCCAAACTGGTAGCAGAGGCAGAGCGTGAGGCGTGTGCAAAAGTTGCAGATGAATATGCTGAGCAAGTTTTAGAGCATAACTTTTCAAAACTTACTGCACACACCATCAGAGCAAGGGGACAAGCATGATTCTCGATCAAGGCAAATTAGCAAACGGATTGGTTGATGAACTGCTCACACTCGTTCACAAGTATGACGAGTCACTCTATATGTGTAGTGTTATTGGCGTATTGGAGTTGGTTAAACAACAACTGATAACCGAGAGCCTAGAAAGGGAGGACGAAGATGATTGAGCAAATCAAAACATTTTTTGGGAAGTTGCGTGGCTTGCATGGGCAACGCAAAGTTATAGTAGAGCAGGGATTGATATGGCGTTGCACCAAATGCCACCACATTTTTTTAACCAAGGAAGAGGGGGCAAAACATGATAGTGAAAACAATTGTTGAGAACGATGATGGCACAATGACCATCACTTGTGACTTTGAACCAGCAGAGATACGCGCTTGCGTAGAGGTTGGGTTTTTAAAACTTCTCAAGGACTACCTTGATGAACACGCACCGTACCATCAGAAAGACATAGATGCTGAAACCAAAGAAGCGTGAACTGACCAAGAATGGGAGAAGCATAAGCGCCCAAGTAACACAGAGCGAATACGAAGAGTGGGTAAAGCTTGGCAAAGTTAAATGGTTCAGGTCATTTTTAAAAGATAGCAGGTTTGAAAGGGAAGCAAATGGCAATGACACCGGAAGCAAAAGTAAAGAAGCGCGTCAAGGCAATCCTTGATGAGCTAGAGGTATACCACTTTTCGCCTATGCAAAACGGTATGGGCAGAGCGGGTATCCCTGACATCGTGGCGTGCCACTGTGGGAAGTTCATTGGGATAGAGTGCAAGGCGGGTAGCAATAAACCCACAGCACTACAGGAGCGCGAGCTCAACCGCATACTAAACGCAGGCGGTGAGGCATACGTAATCAACGAAGAAAATATAGAACAACTTAGAGAGGAGTTGATATGGAACAAAACGCTATTGAACGTAGGCTCGAGCTAATGAACGAGGAAGAGCGGGAGCACTTCAAGATGGTTGTAATGCAACTGATTAAGTGCTACGGCCCTGACCCAGACCAAGCGGTACTACTTATCAAAACAGACGGGGAGATGGCAGGGCTCATCACCATGAATGTTGACGACATGGAAGCTGCGGAGCTTTTGCTCGAGGCAAACGATTTTTTCGGCTATCTAAATATGGTTGGCGCACCACCAAAGGAGGCATTTAATTGACAAAACCATTTGACAGGATACTGACCATCGACTTTGAAACTCGGTGGGACAAGCGTGACTACACGCTATCCAAGATGACAACAGAGGAGTACATACGTGATAAAAGGTTCTTATCGTTCGGCGCTTGTGTCCATGAGTATGGAAGCACAGATGACATTAGCTGGGTTAGAGGAGCAGACCTACCTGAATTCTTTTCGGGAATTGACTGGGGACGGACAGCAGTGCTGGCGCATAACGCACAGTTCGATGTATCCATCCTTGAGTGGGTCTACGATTCTCACCCAGCCTTTATATTCGACACACTATCAATGGGACGCGCTCTTCGAGGCGTGGAAGTGGGGAACAGTCTTGCGAAGCTGGCGCTCGACTTCGGACTTCAGCCAAAGGGAACGGCAGTACACAGCACTGATGGCCTCACATCAATATCGCCAGACATTGAAAAAGAACTCGCCGACTACTGTGCGCATGATGTGTACCTGTGCGAAGAAATTTTCAAGCGATTCATTGTTGGATACCCCAAATCCGAACTGCGTTTGATCGACATGACGCTCAAGATGTACACACGACCGTACCTTGAGCTTGACAGCAAGATGCTTATCAAGGCACTAACAGAAGAAGGAGAAGCCCGTGAAAGTCTATTACAAAAGCTCGGCATACAAGAAACTGAACTTGCGTCGAACCCGAAGTTTGCTGCCATACTTGAAAGCCTCGGGGCTGTTGCCCCCACAAAAATTAGTAAAACTACCGGCAAAGAAACACTCGCGCTGGCAAAGAATGACGCCCTCTTCCAAGCGTTGCTCAATGGTGAACGTGAGGATGTTGCCCTCCTTTGCGAAGCACGCCTTCGGGTTAAGTCAACGACTGAAAGAACCAGAGCCCAGCGCTTCCTCGATATATCCCAACGCGGCAAGTTACCTGTACCTTTATCGTATTACGGCGCTCTCTCGGGTCGCTGGACGGCGGCAAAGGGCAGCGCGATCAACATGCAAAACCTCAAGCGAGGCAGTTTCTTACGCAAAGCAATTATGGCTCCCGAGGGCTACCAGCTTGTTGTCGGTGACCTCTCACAGATTGAACCGCGAGTACTTGCGTGGCTTTCGGATTACCAAGATATGCTCAACATCTTCAGGTCAGGCGCTGACCCTTACGCGGCTTTCGGAGCGCAGATGTTTGACATACCCGGACTTACTAAGGAGTCTCATCCGGAGCTCCGTCAGTCTGCGAAAAGCGCCTTACTTGGTTGCGGCTACGGCTTGGGCTGGTCATCATTCGCGTCCCAGCTTCTCGTGGGGTTCCTCGGTGCGCCGCCGATCCGGTATGAAAGAGCCTTTGCAAAGGCGTTGAAAGTTAATCAAGAGATGGCCGAGCGCTTCTTGGAATGGTCTGAAACAGAGATCAAGCTAAGGGATATCCCACATACATGTAGCTATGCCGAGTTAGTGCACCACGCTATCGCGGCCAAGCGCATCATTGATATATACCGTAACACGGCGTACCCTGTTGTGTCATTTTGGGACATGTGCTCTGACCTATTAGTGTCCGCGCTGGTCAACGGCAAGGAACACACCCACAAGTGCTTGACATTTAAGAAGGGTGCAATAGAATTGCCAAACGGGATGAGCTTGCTCTACCCTGATTTGCGCGAAATCAAAGACGAAAAAGGTAGGAGCCAGTGGGTATACGGGCCAAACGCTACCAAGTTGTATGCAGGGAAGATAACGAATAACGTAACACAGGCTGTTGCGCGTATTGTCATGACCGATGGAATGCTGCGGGTATCAAAGAGATACCCCGTGGTGGGGACAGTGCATGACGAGTTGATCGCGCTTGTGCCTGACAGTGAGGTCGAAGAAGCTAAGACTTGGGTCTTGGAGCAGATGACTATGGAGCCGAGTTATATGCCGGGGATACCCTTGGCCGCTGACGGTGGTGCACACCGTAGATATGGAGAAGCAAAGACATGACAGCAAGAACAAAAACACCCATACCCCGCCGCATCCGTGTCGGGACTAGACAGTATTCAGTTGACATCGTGGAGACCATGCTGCGCAAACGTGACATGGCGCGGGTCTACTACGGCGATAAGAAGATCGAGCTTGGGCAGTTCAGTAATGTGACTGGCAAGAAGTTTGATGACGACCGAGTACAAGAGAACTTTTGGCACGAGGTAACGCACGCCATCCTGCACGACATGGGCGAACACAAGCTCAACAGCAACGAGAAGTTTGTAGTTGAGTTTTCTAAGCGCCTATCTAAAGCAATTAAATCAGCGAGGTTCTAATGAAAGCAGTAACGTGGAGTCACAGCGCACTGAAAGACTTTGAAGGATGCCCACGCAGGTATCACGAGGTCAAGGTTCTCAACAACTTTCCTTTTCAGGAAACTGAGGCTACATATTACGGCAAAGAGTTTCACACCGCCGCTGAAGTTTATATCCGAGACGGCACGCCCCTGCCCCCACAGTTTGGGTACGCCAAGGATGTACTCGATGCGCTGATCGCCAAGCCCGGCAGAAAGCTGTGTGAGCACGAGATGGGGTTGACCAAGGACTTACAACCTTGTGACTTCCACAGTAAAGACCGCTGGGTTCGAGGCATTGCCGACCTACTTATCATTGATGACGAGAACCTTACAGCGTGGGTGGTGGACTACAAAACTGGCAACAATAAGTATCCCGACCGCGATCAGTTGAAGCTCATGTCTTTGATGGTATTCAAGCACTTCCCGCATATTAGAAAGATCAACTCAGCGTTGCTGTTCGTGGTCAAGAATGATATGGTTAAGCACAGCATGGCGGTGGGCGACGCGGATGCTGAGTGGTGGGATTACCGCGAGCGTGTGGCCAAGTTAGAAGCCTGTTTCGCATCCGGCGTATGGAACCCAAAGTCCTCTGCGCTGTGTCCGTGGTGCCCAGTTAAAACGTGTGAGTTCAATCCAAAACATTAAAGGAAAATTATGTCAGCTATAGAACCTAATCAACTTTCTCTTGGCAATGCAACACTATGTCATGTGTGCCACAAGCCCGTGGATGTAGCAGATTTTGCGGTAGAACATGACGGCCATGTAGGGATACGCAATCAAACATTTTCTGCTGAAGGGTACGGCCATATCATCATGCACGCAGAGTGTGCAACAGTGTTAGCAATGCGCTTAATCCACGATGTAATGAAACAAAAAGAACGCAGCGTTCAAACCCCACTGCGTGTTGTAGAAACATTAGACAAAGTCAGAAAGGCAAACAATGGCTACTAAACGAGTTAGAGATTACAAAGCGGAATATAAGCGTGACTTGGAGACAGGCAAGTCCGGCCCCGGCTCCGACCAATCAGAGCGCCAGCGAGCACGCAAAGCGTATGACGCTAAAGGCATCAACCGCGCAGGTAAAGACATCGACCACATCAAGCCGCTAAGAGCAGGTGGTAAGTCCACGACAGGTAACTTGAGACTGCGTGCAAAGAAAGCCAATCAAGGCGACAACAAATAAAAACCAATGGAGAAGCAACTTGGAAATCCTTGAAGACAAGGCACTAATATTCAAAACTAGAAACCCCGAAAAGTACAGCATCATTCCTAAACACAAAGTCATCGAACGTGATGACGGTGGATACGACGTCGCTGTTTACTGGGGTCTAGACGAATGTAGGGTGCTACGCAACCTAGGCGTGAAAGATGTGCCCTCGCCAATCACACGCAAGTATAAGTGGCCGGGTCGTTACAAACCTATGGCACATCAGGTGGAGACTGCGGCGTTCTTAACCATGCACCGCAAGGCGTTTGTGTTCTCAGAACCTGGCACTGGTAAGACACTATCGGCGCTGTGGGCGGCGGACTACTTGATGCAACGCGGTGAGGTACGCAGGTGTTTAGTTCTTTGCCCACTATCCATCATGCAGTCTGCGTGGCTGGCTGACCTGAGTAACAGCATCATCCATCGCTCTGCCGTTGTCGCGCACCACACGCAGGCTAGTCGCCGCATAGAGATGATTCAACAAGACTATGAGTTTGTCATTACCAACTACGATGGCTTGAACTTGATAGCTGATGAGATCAACGCTGATGGCCGCTTCGACTTAGTTATTGTTGATGAAGCTAACGCATACAAGACAGTGACAACAAGAAGATGGAAGTCGTTGAAGTCAATCATCAAACCTAACACACACGTATGGATGATGACCGGCACACCTGCATCACAGTCACCAGCAGATGCCTATGGCTTGGCCAAGATCGTCAACCCCGATGGCGTACCAAACTTCTTCACAGCTTGGCGCGATAAGGTAATGAACAAGGTCACCCTATATAAGTGGGCGGCAAAGGCAGACGCTGCGGAGCAAGTACACGAAGCACTACAACCAGCCATACGATTCAGTAAAGCGCAGTGCCTTGACCTACCACCAGTATTAACGACTACCCGCAAAGTTCCGTTGACACCCCAGCAAGCCAAGTACTACAACCTACTCAAAGACCGTATGTTGGTGCAAGCCGCAGGCGAGACGATCAGCGCAGTCAACGCTGCCGCTGGTGTGAGTAAGTTGTTGCAGATCAGTTGTGGCGCTGTGTATACCGACGAGAAAGAAGTAGTTGAGTTCGATGCTGCCCCACGTCTTGGTGTGTTGGAAGAGATATTGGAAGAGACCACACGCAAGGTAATTATCTTCGCGCTGTTTCGCTCCAGCATCGACACCATACAGGCGCACCTGACCAAGAAGAACATTGCCAACGAGTGTATTCATGGTGGGATTACACCCACCAAACGGTCGGACATCATCCACCGCTTTCAACATGAGCAAGACCCTCGCGTATTGGTAATGCAACCGCAGGCTACGGCGCACGGCATCACACTGACTGCGGCTGACACGGTAGTTTTCTTTGGCCCCCTGATGAGCGTGGAGCAGTACATCCAGTGCATTGCAAGGGCTGACCGCAAGGGACAGAACTCCGACAAGGTGACTGTCATCCACATCCAAGGCTCTCCGATTGAGGCCAAGATGTTCAAAGCATTGGAGGGAAAGGTAAGTGAGAACTCACTTCTAACTCAGATGTTTGAGCTTGAAATAAATTCTTGAAAGGAGTTGCAAAACAAACGTAAACGTGTAAACTGTCCAACCCTAGACAAAAAACATAACAGGAGAAGCAAATGAGTGAAGACTCAATCCCAATAGATAAACTGGTAAAGATTTACCGCAAGATCAAACTTGAAATCGACACGATGACCCAAGAGTACGACACCAAATTGGAAGTGCTCAAAGGCCAACAAGACGAAATCAAATTTGCACTGAAAGATCAGATGCAGGCACTCGGTGTCTCGTCTTTGAAGAGTCCCTTCGGGACTGTGTCCATGCGTCCAACGAAACGCTACTCTACAAACGACTGGTCGTCTTTCAAGGAGTTCATCCTTGCACACGGCGCTATCGAGTTGTTGGAGAAGCGTATTGCACAGACCAACATGGTGCAGTTTCTTGAAGAGAACCCGGGGGTGTTACCGCCGGGATTGAATTCCATTTCGGATTTCAACATTGTTATTACCAAACCAACCAAGTGAGTTTTATATGTCAAACATAACGCTTTTTTCGTCCGCAAACGTACCTGCATTCGCTCGTAACAACGAGTTGTCCGACACCGCTAGAGCCCTCACAGGCGGCGGCATATCCAATAGCGTCAAGCGCATCTCCATCAAAGGCGGCGTGTTTCGCTTAGTAGCAGGCGGTAAGGAAGTTGCCGCTATTGATGAGCGCCATCTGAACGTCATCATTGTGAAAGCTGCCCCCAAGGTCAGCCGCATCTTCTACGCATCGTCCTACGATGCCGACAACATTGCTGGCCCTGACTGCTGGAGCAATGATGGTGAGCGCCCTGACCCATCCGCAGCAAAGAAGCAGTCTGACACTTGTATGAACTGCGCAAAGAACCAAGCCGGTTCTGGTCAAGGCAACAGCCGTGCTTGCCGTTATCAACAGCGTTTGGCTGTGGTGTTGGCTAACAACCCTGAAGGTGATGTGATGCAGTTGACTTTGCCAGCAGCGTCAGTTTTTGGTAAGGAAGAAGGTGACAAGCGCCCACTGCAAGCGTATGCACGTTACTTGGCAGTGCAGAACCCCCCTGTGAATCCTGAGCAGATCGTGACTGAGATGCGCTTCGATACTAAGGCGGAGTCTCCCAAGCTGTTCTTCAAGCCTGTGCGCTGGTTGACTGACGATGAGTACGAAATCATCAAAGCCCAAGGCGAGAGCGACGATGCCAAGCGTGCCGTTGTAATGACTGTGGCGCAGGGTGATGGCGTAAAAGCCAACACCCCCAAACTGGTGATGGCTGGCAAAGCCCCTGTGGTGGAAGTTGAGGAAGACGAGGCACCTGTTGCCAAGAAAGCCAAGGCCGCGCCCGTTGCCGATGCTGACGACGAGCCTGAAATCCGCAAGGAAGCTGTGAAGCCGTCTGCTGTGCCTGCCAAAAAAGGCAAGTTAGCTGACATCGTGTCCGACTGGGATGATGAATAACTAGGAGAAGGGGGCTTCGGCCCCCGCACTATGGCCTACTCACAAAAAACAATTGACGCGATCATGCGAGCGCCCAAGACTTCAGGCAACCAGCTTGGACGGTGGGCGGCGCATCACAACTTCTCAGTTGTTCGCATCTCAAAAGCCTTGGGCGTGTCCCGACAGACGGTCTACAACTGGTTTGAGGGTGGTGACATCTTCCCAGCGTACGAGCACCGAGTCGAGACGCTTCTCACAATTCTTAGATCAGCACATTCAGCGGACGACGCATGGAGAAAAATATGTCAGCATTACAACCTCGCACCTTAAGCAACGCAGAACTCATCAAGTACTTTGCTATATACATGGACAACAAAGACTTCGGCGCTCCCATTGAATGGCAACATGAATTACTACGTCGCTTCACTGCAATAGCCACCGACCACGCTTACCCCGTGAAAGACGAGCGCCAACTCGACCTGTTCATCTAACCCGAAGGATTCCCATGACTCCGCTTGAATTTCTAGCGGTGGTTTTGCCGTCTCCGGGTCACGGGGCATATTGCGCGGCAGAACTGTCTAAGAAAAAAGAACATCTGTTCTCGGAGAACTTGGATGACTTTTACC